ACATACCCAACACATAAGCATTGTATCGTTAAACTAGGCTATATTGTCTTAGAGCAAGGAGAATACAATGAAGAAGGCGAAGAAGTAAAAGCACCTGTACTTTCTGACAAGTATCACCTAGACGTTCTATGGAAAGGTTTAGAACCTGTTGATGCAGAAGCTGAAACTTTAGATTACACTCATCCTGAAGGGTGGGCTAATTACGCAGTAGAAATAGAAGATAATGGCGTCCACGCTTTCATGGGTCTAGACTACGCGGATTACAAATTTTAATAAACAATTAAATTAAATTAAATTATGGGAAAATCAATTGACTTGGCTGCTAAGCCAGAAAAAATCAAAGACGAAGAATTAAAAGAAGTTCAGCAAGTTATTTCTATGACTAATCAAGTCAAAATGGAGATAGGTAACACTGAGGCTAGAAAGCATGCGCTTCTTCATGAGCTAGATGGTGTAAACCAAAAGCTTCAAGGTATTCAAAAAAGTTTAGAAGAAGCTTACGGTAAGATTGATCTTGACATCAATACTGGAGAAATTAAATACCCAGAAGATGAGCAAGCTGATTCGTAAAATAACTATAGGTAAAGATTACAAGATTGACGCCATGCACTATTCTGTTGGGCAGGATGTGTATGGTGGTCATACTATATGTGATATAATAGAGTCCGAAACAAAGTACAGCATATATATAAAAAAAGACAATGAGGTTTTACCTTGGAAAGACTTTAATAAAAATATGGCTGTTTCTGTAGAGTACAACTTAGAGTATTGATGCAAGCACTTTACGATTTTATAATAGAACCTAAAGGCAACAGATACAATAACTCTGTAAAAGTAGAAGATAAAAGTCTTATACTAAATACAGAAATATACAATCACCAATACGTTAATAGAGAAGCTAAAGTTATAGCTATACCAATTAACTATGACGGTGAAATAAAAGCTGGTGATACTATTATAGTTCATCACAATGTATTTAGAAGATGGCACAATATAAGAGGTGAAGAAAAAAACTCTAGAGGTTACTTTGAAGACAATAAGTATTTTGTAACTAAAGATCAAGTATTTGCTTATAAAAGAAACGAAAATTGGAAGCCTGTTGATGGCTACTGCTTCGTTAAGCCTATAAAGTGTATAGACTTCTTTTCTGAAGACAAGGAGAGAAAACTTATAGGTATAGTGAAATTTACAGACGGCTGCGTAGATGTAGGTGACTTAGTAGGTTTTAAGCCTAGCTCTGAGTACGAGTTCGTTATAGATGGGCAAAGATTATATAGAGTTTTATCAAGTTTTATTACAATTAAATATGAATATCAAGGAAACGAAGAAGAATATAATCCAAGCTGGACATAAAGCCGTTGAGGAGCTTATTAAAGTAGCAAAAGAAGCTATTGTTGATAGTGGTGACGATATTACTGCTGATAGACTTAAAAATGCCGCCGCTACAAAAAAGCTAGCTATATTCGATGCTTTTGAAATTCTAAATAGAATACAAGAAGAACAAAGCTTACTAGAAGGTAAAGAGCCTGAAAAAAAAGAAGAAAGAGTGTTTAAAGGATTTGCTGAAGGCAGATCAAAATAAAAAATTATGGGAAAACATTATTACAACGATTACTTTGTAGAATTATCGAAAGGTCATATACCCCAACACAGCGTTATAAATAAGTTTGGATTTAACCTAGATATTGACACGGGTTCAGATCCAGAAACAATATGGAGTGCTGGAGGCTTATATACATTTGCAACATCTGCTGACACTTTAAAAGTAGTTAGTAGTGACATTGATGACAACGGAACAGGAACTACTGGAGCATTAACAATTAAAGTGCAAGGGTTAGATACTAATTATGATATTATAGAAGAAGACTTTACTTTAAACGGACAAACTGCGGTAACCGGTAATAAAGAGTTTTTAAGAGTGTATAGGGCTTTTGTCACCTCAGCTGGTGCTAGCGAGTATAACGAAGGAACTATAACTATAAATAACTCAGATGATAGTTTAACCTTAGCTGAAATACCAGCAGAGCATAGTCAAACTCAAATGGCTGTATACACTGTACCTAGAGGTCATAGAGGATTTATAACAAATATATCTGGCTCTATAATAAAGTCTGGTGGGGCTAGAAGAGACGCTACTCTTAATTTTTACACAAGAGAAAATGGAGTTGCTAAATTAAAGCAAAGCTTTTCAGTAGAGACAGACGGAACTACGGTCTTTAACAAAGAATTTTCTTTACCTTTAGTTTTAGAAGAAAAAACAGACGTTTATGTGAACGCTGAAGTAGGTGGCAACAATGCGGGTGTGTTTTCAAATATGGGGATTATATTAGTAGATCAAGACGGTAGATACAAATAATGTACGAACAAACATTATGTAAAATAATTGAACCTGTAAAAATTAACACTATTAAAAGACTTAACAAGTCTCGAAAGTGGAAGTACGGTTATGACAAAGAAAATGATATTGTTGTAATATCTAAAACTGGTCAAATAGGCGAAGTTTATGATATTCAAGGTTTAAAAATTGCTTTGCCACCGACTCCTAAAAGCGTATACAGTAACGATAAAGATAAGTGGCAGCGTATTGAGCCACCAAAAGCTTTAAGTAAACTTAAAAGTATATTTGACTGGAGAGAGTATCCAGAAGATCAAAAAGACCAATGGTACGATTATATAGATGAAGAGTTCAAGAGAAGAAGTGAAGGTTTCTGGTTTCAAAATGCTAGTGTTCCAACTTATATTACAGGAACTCACTACATGTACTTACAGTGGAGCAAGATAGATGTAGGAGCTCCAGATTTTCGTGAAGCTAATAGATTATTTTTTATATTTTGGGAAGCCTGTAAAGCAGACGTAAGAAGTTATGGTATGTGTTACCTTAAAAACAGACGTTCTGGATTTTCATTTATGAGTTCTGCTGAAACAGTTAATCAAGCAACTATTTCTAGTGACAGCAGGTTTGGCATATTGTCTAAGTCTGGTGCTGATGCTAAAAAAATGTTTACAGATAAAGTCGTACCCATATCAATAAACTACCCTTTTTTCTTCAAGCCTATTCAAGACGGTATGGATAGACCTAAGTCTGAGCTTGCGTATCGTGTGCCAGCTAGTAAGTTTACTCGTAAAAAAATATCTAGTAATGAAAAACTAGAAGAGCTTGAGGGATTAGATACAACTATAGACTGGAAAAACACTGGAGACAATAGTTATGATGGTGAAAAACTTAGCTTATTAGTTCATGATGAAAGTGGTAAATGGGAAAAGCCTGACAATATACTAAATAACTGGCGAGTAACAAAAACATGTCTTAGACTAGGTAGTAGGATTATTGGTAAGTGCATGATGGGCTCAACGTCTAATGCTTTAGATAAAGGTGGCGACAACTTTAAAAAATTATACAACGACAGTGATGTCAAAAATAGAAATAAAAATGGTCAAACAAAATCTGGTTTATATGCTTTGTTTGTTCCAATGGAATGGAACTTTGAAGGATTTATTGATGAGTATGGACGACCTGTCTTCACTACTCCAGGACGAGATGTTTATGGACCAGACGGTGAACTAATTGACATCGGGGTTATAGATCATTGGGAAAATGAAGTAGATGGCTTAAAAGACGACCAAGATGCTTTAAACGAGTTTTATCGTCAGTTTCCAAGAACAGAAGAGCATGCTTTTAGAGATGAAACTAAAAACAGCCTGTTTAATCTAACTAAAATATACGAGCAAATAGACTATAACGAAGGTCACAGAAACTCGTCTGTAGTAACTACTGGGTCTTTTCAGTGGGCTAACGGAATGAAGGATACTCAAGTAGTATTCAACCCTGATCCCAGCGGCAGGTTTAAAGTTAGCTGGGTTCCAGATAGAAATCTTCAAAATAGAGTGATACTTAAAAATGGAGTAAAATACCCAGGAAATGAGCATATTGGCGCTTTTGGTTGCGACAGCTATGATATTAGCGGTACTGTTGATGGTAGAGGATCCAACGGATCTCTTCATGGACTAACCAAGTTTAGTATGGAGTCAGCGCCGGCCAACACATTTTTTCTTGAGTATATTGCTAGACCACAAACCGCAGAAATATTTTTTGAAGATGTATTAATGGCCTGCGTATTTTACGGTATGCCAATACTAGCAGAAAACAATAAGCCAAGACTATTATACCATTTTAAGAGAAGAGGATATAGAGGGTTTAGTATGAATAGACCAGATAAAGTTTGGAATAAATTATCTGTTACTGAAAAAGAAATAGGTGGTATGCCAAACTCAAGTGAAGATATAAAACAAGCTCATGCAGCTGCTATTGAAATGTATATAAATGATCACGTAGGTCATATAGACGATGGGACTTACGGAACAATGTATTTTAATGAAACGCTAAATGACTGGGCTAAGTTTAATATAAACAAAAGAACAAAGCACGATGCTTCTATAAGCTCTGGTTTAGCAATAATGGGTTGTAATAGACATTTATACAAACCTAGACAAGATAAAGCTAGAAGCGCCGTAAATGTAAGTATGGCTAGATATACTAATGACGGATATTCGTCAAAAATAATTAAACACTAAATATGGCTGACTCAGTTGTAAAAAGTTATTTTCCAAGTCAGGTTGTAAGCGACCTAGAGAAAGTTGGTTACGAATATGGTATGAAAGTTGCTAAGGCTATAGAAAGCGAATGGTTTTCTGATGGCTACAATAATAGATACATAAATAACCAGAACAATTTCCACAAATTAAGATTATACGCTAGAGGCGAACAGTCAATACAAAAGTATAAAGATGAGTTATCTATAAACGGTGACTTGAGCTACTTAAACTTAGACTGGAAGCCCGTACCTATTATACCTAAGTTTGTTGATATCGTTGTCAACGGTATATCTGAAAGAACTTACGATATAAAAGCTTATTCGCAAGATCCTTATGGCGTTAGTAAAAGGACTGAATACATGGAGTCTATACTGAAAGATATGAAGACACAAAGCTTTAACGACTTTGTATCTGGAGCTTTTGGCATAAACATGTACGAAAACGATAAAGAAACTCTACCGGAGAGCGAGGAAGAACTAGCGTTACACATGCAGTTAACATATAAGCAAGCTGTTGAGATAGCTGAAGAGCAAGCTATAAACGTTCTTTTAGATGGCAGCAAGTATGAGTTGACTAAAAAAAGGTTTTACTACGATCTAACAGTACTTGGTATTGGCGCTGTGAAAACAAACTTCAACACGTCTGAGGGCGCTAAAGTAGAGTATGTTGATCCTGAAAACTTAGTGTATTCATACACTGACTCGCCTTACTTTGACGACATATACTACGTAGGTGAAGTTAAAACTATACCTTTAAACGAACTAGCTAAGCAGTTTCCACATTTAACTCAAGAAGACTTAGAAGAAATACAGCAATCTAACTCTAGAGATGATGGAAGATATAACAATAGATCTTCTACTGCTATAAGCAAAAGCGATAACAACCAAGTATCTGTGTTGTACTTTAACTACAAGACTTATATGAATGAAGTATATAAAGTTAAAGAAACAGGTACTGGTTCCGAAAGAGCTATAGAAAAAGATGACAGCTTTAATCCTCCAGAAGATATGGAAGCTAATTTTTCTAAAGTTCAAAAGTCTGTTGAGGTTTTATACGAAGGCGCTAAAATACTGGGTACAGACAAGCTTCTCAAGTGGGAGATGTCTAAGAACATGATGAGACCTAAAAGTGATTACACTAAAGTTAAAATGAACTACTCTATCGTAGCGCCAAGAATGTATAACGGCAGAATAGAGTCTTTAGTTGGTCGAATAACAGGTTTTGCTGATATGATACAGCTTACACACTTAAAGCTACAGCAAGTAATGTCAAGACTTGTTCCAGATGGAGTTTACTTAGATGCTGATGGTTTAGCTGAAATAGACTTAGGCAATGGAACAAACTACAGTCCACAAGAAGCTTTAAACATGTTCTTCCAAACTGGTTCTGTTATTGGTAGATCAATGACTGCTGATGGTGACATGAACCCAGGTAGAGTACCTATTCAAGAAATATCAAGCGGTAGTGGTGGAGCAAAGATGCAAAGTTTAATAGGTACGTACAACTACTACATGCAGATGATTAGAGATACAACCGGGCTAAATGAAGCTAGAGACGGTAGTAATCCAGATAAAAACGCTTTAGTTGGTATTCAAAAGCTAGCTGCCGCAAATTCTAACACAGCAACTAGACATATACTACAAGCAGGATTATTCTTAACATCAGAGGTTGCAGAGCAATTATCACTTAGAATATCTGATATAATAGAGTACTCTCCAACTAAAGATGCTTTTATACAAGCTATAGGTGCTCATAATGTAGCTACGCTTGAAGAAATGTCTGAACTACACTTGTATGACTTTGGTATATTTATAGAGCTAGCACCAGACGAAGAAGAAAAAGCTATACTTGAGAATAATATTCAAGCTGCATTAGCTCAAAAGAACATAGATCTTGAAGACGCTATAGATATTAGAGATATAAGAAATGTTAGTCTAGCTAATCAATTGCTAAAGCTAAGGAGAAAGCAAAAAGAAGCTAAAGATAGAGCTGCGCAAGAAAGAAATATCCAGCTTCAAACACAGTCTAACGCTCAAGCTGCTCAAGCTGCTGCTCAAGCTGAAGTTCAGAAAGAACAAGCTTTAGCGCAAACTAAAATGCAAGTAGAGCAAATGAAGTCTCAGCTAGGAGTTCAAGCTATGCAGCAAGAAGCTGAAATTAAAAAGCAGTTGATGCAACTAGAGTTTGAAATGAACATGCAGCTAAGGCAAGCTGAAGTTGAGGGTATGAAAGTTAGAGAAAAAGAGAAAGAAGATAGAAAAGACGAAAGAACAAAAATACAAGCATCACAGCAAAGTGAGCTTATAGATCAAAGAAAGACAGGTGGCTCACCTAAAAAATTCGAGTCGGCAGGTAATGATATACTTGGTGGATTTGATTTAGGTGGATTTGAACCTAGATAATTACTAATTTTTTATATTATTTTATTATGGATGAAATTAAAGAAAACGACGATAATGTCGTAAAAGTTGATATGAAGAACTTTAAACCACAAGATAAACAGGAGGATGTAACTAAAGTAGATTTTAGTAAAACTCCAGTGGTTGAAGAAGAGAAGAATGAAGAAGTTGAAGATGGTGGAGTTGACGAGACAGGAGTGGTTGGAAGCGATGAAAGTACCAACGCCGTTGAAAAACAAGAAGAAGTACAGGCGGAAGCAGAAACACAAGAACAACCCGCTTTAGAAGAAATAACAGAAGAAGAAGCTGAAGAACCGAACGAGGTTACTGAAGATTTAGTTGAGGAAGTTGAAGAGGCTATAGCAGAAGCAGAAGCTACTGGAAAGCCACTACCAGAAAACATTCAGAAGTTAATAGACTTTATGGATGAAACTGGTGGAAGTCTAGAAGACTATGTTGATTTAAACAGAGACTACTCTGATTTAGATAACCTAACAGCTTTAACTGAATACTATAAAAGAACAAAGCCGCATTTATCGGCTGAAGAAATAAGTTTTTTAATTGAAGATTCATTTGACTTTGACGAAGACGTTGATGATGAAAGAGATATTAAAAGAAAAAAGCTAGCGCTAAAAGAGCAAGTTGCCAGCGCAAAGGCCTACTTAGACGGGCAAAAGTCTAAATATTATGATGAGATTAAAGCAGGTTCTAACCTTCCGCCAGAAGCGCAGAAAGCTATGGACTTTTTTAATCGATACAATGAGGAATCAGAGGAAGCAAACAAGACAGCTGAGAAAGCTAAATCTGTATTTTTAAATAAGACTAATAAGGTCTTTAACGACAAGTTCAAAGGTTTTGAATATAGCGTCGGTGATAAAAAGTACAGATTTAACGTGAACAATGCTGAAGACGTAAAAGCAACTCAAAGCGACATTAACAACTTTGTCAAAAAGTTTTTGAACGAAGATAATACAATGTCAGATGCTAAAGGTTACCACAAGTCTTTATTTACAGCTATGAACGCTGACGCTGTTGCTAAACACTTTTACGATCAAGGCCGATCAGACGCTATCAAGGATAGTGTTGCAAAAAGTAAAAACGTAAATATGGATCCAAGACAAAGTCATGGTGAAGTTCAGGTCGGTAAAACTAAGTTTAAAGTGTTAAGTGGTGATAATTCTAATTCTTTAAAAATAAAAATGAAACAAAAATAATTTATTAACCATTTAAAATAAAAAATAATGGCAGTATCATTTACAGGGGGCCCTAATTTAAATAGCGTCCCGTCTGCAGGAAAGCAGACTTTAACAGGTAACTTTGTTGATTTGGCTAACTTAGGCTGGACTCAACAATATTTACCAGAATTAATGGAAAAAGAAGCTGAAGTATTCGGTAATAGAACTATCTCTGGATTTTTAGCGCAAGTAGGAGCAGAAGAAGGTATGGCTTCTGAGCAAGTTGTATGGTCTGAGCAAGGTCGTTTACACTTGTCTTATACAGTTGAGCACGTTTCGGAAGGATTGTTTTTAGTTACAAACAACTCTGAAGGAACTGCTGTTGGTACAGGGTACTCTAACGGTATTAGAGTAGGTGATATGATCGTTCTTTCTGACGCTAACTCTACAGCTAGAGTTTATGTAACAGAAACTTTTGACGAACCAGCTGCGGGTTCAACCTTAACAGCAGGTCAGTTTACAGCGGTTTCTTACAAGTTTGATACAGTTGTTAATGCAGGTATTGCTGTAGCGACAGGTGTTAAAGCTTTTGTATTCGGTTCTGAGTACGGTAAAGGAACTAACGGTCGTGGTAAAGCTTTAGAGCCTAACATGAAAACATTCACAAATAACCCAATCATATTGAAAGATAAGTATGAAGTATCAGGATCTGATGCGTCTGCAATTGGTTGGATTGAGGTTTCTGGTGAAGAAGGTCAAGCAGGATACTTATGGTATTTGAAAGCTGAAGGTGACACTCGTGCGCGTTTTGCTGACTACTGCGAAATGACTTTAATCGAAGCTGAAAAAGCTAGAGAAAACTACGCTGGCGCTACTGATTCTGGTGCTTTTGCTGCTGGTCTTCAAGGAACTGAAGGTTTATTCGCGGCTATAGAAGACAGAGGTAATGTTGTTAGTGGCTTTGCCGCAGCAGCAAGTATGCTTGCTGATTTTGATGACATTTTAGCTGAGTTTGATAAGAACGGAGCTATTGAAGAAAACATGATGTTTTTAGATAGAGCTACTGCACTAAAAGTTGACGATATGCTAGCTGCTCAAAACTCTTACGGAGGTGGTGGTACATCTTACGGTGTATTTAACAACTCTGAAGATATGGCATTAAACTTAGGTTTCTCTGGATTTAGAAGAGGTTCTTATGACTTCTATAAGTCTGACTGGAAATACCTAAACGACTTAGCTACAAGAGGTCAACTTAACGATGATACTACTGGTGTTGAAGGAGTTATTATACCTGCTGGTGTATCTTCTGTGTACGATCAAGTTTTAGGTAAAAACTTAAAGCGTCCATTTTTACACGTACGTTACCGCGCTTCTCAAACTGAATCTCGCAAGATGAAGACATGGACAACAGGATCTGTAGGAGCTTCTACATCTGATCTTGATGCTATGGAAGTACACTACTTGTCTGAAAGATGTCTAGTAGTACAAGGTGCTAACAACTTTATGCTAATGGTAGCATAGTGACTGTTTATTTAAAAGAGGAGATTAATTTCTCCTCTTTTATTTTTTTTTATTAATTATTATTATATTTTATTATGTCAAAGAAACAAACGAAAAAGGCAGAAGTAGCGCCTGAGGTAAAGGCTACTAACGAAATAGTTGAGGTTGCTTTTGAAAAGCCAAAACCAAAAAGTCCTGAATGGGAAATTAAAGACAGGTTCTATTATCTAACGAGAGGAGCAGCGCCTTTGTCTTACAGAATTAAATCAAAAGGAATATATTGGTTTGACGAAGAAAAAGGTTATGAAAGAGAGATCAAGCTTACTACTAATCAAAAAACTGTTTTTGTAGATGAGTTCAAAGGAGATGCTATTTTAGATAACGTTATTTTTAGAAACGGTAGTTTAATGGTTCCTAGAAACAAGCAGGTATTACAAAAATTTCTTTCAATATACCATCCTCAAAAAAACAAGCTTTTTAAAGAAAAGGACGAAGTAAAAGAAGCTGTTAGTGAATTAAGCTTTTTAGAAATGGAAATAGAGGCTTTAAATATGGCTAACAGCATGGAAGTTGACATGGCTGAAGCTATACTACGAGTAGAAATAGGCTCTAGAGTGTCTAGCATGACATCTAAGGAATTAAAAAGAGACTTACTACTGTTTGCTAGAAGAAGCCCAAGCTTATTCATAGAGTTAGCTGGTGACGAAAATGTTCACCTTAGAAACACTGGCGTAAAAGCAGTTGAAGCAGGGATTATATCATTATCTGGAGATAATAGATATTTCTCGTGGGCTTCAAACAGTAGAAAGCTTATGACTGTTCCTTTTGATGAGCATCCATATTCAGCTTTAGCTGCTTGGTTCAAAACTGATGAAGGCATGGAAGTCTTTAGCAGTATTGAAAAGCGATTAAAGTAAGTGATTATTTATGATAGTTGGGTCACCCGTTGGGTGGCTCAGCTTTCATAATAAAAATATAAAAATGGCAGTAAACATAAACACGGTATATCAAACAGTGTTAGCTATAGCTAATAAAGAGCAAAGAGGCTACATAACTCCACAAGAGTTTAACTTATTTGCTAATCAAGCTCAAATGGAAACGTTTGAGCAATATTTTTATGATATAAACCAGTTTAGTAGACTTCCTGGAAATGACACTGAGTATTCAGATATGCTTAACGTGTTAAATGAAAAAATAGCTATATTTCAAGAGTTGCAAAACATTGGTTTAGAAACCTTTGATGAGCCTGGCTACTTGTTTACTTATGGAGCACAGGCTGTTGTAGATGGTGGTTTTGATGCAGGAATTACTAACTGGTCAGATGTCAATAGTAGTGGAACAGCTTCATACGATACTAGTTCTAATCCAGCTATAAGATTAACTAACAATGCTAATGGAGGAAGCTATCAAGTAAGTCAAAGCGTTACTACTGTGGCGTCAACACTTTATGAGTATACCGCTGATATTGATGCAACACACTTAAATGATAGTGGAAATAATGCTACGGCTGAAGCTTTTATATCTTTTAAAGGAAAACCATCTAATAAAATTGCAGCTGGTTATTCTGGAACTGTTAGTGGTTACGTAGATGCTACTGGAGTTGGCACCGTTCTTAAACTAAGAATAACAGCGTTAGGAAACACGAATGATTATGCTAAGTTTGATAATGTTTCTGTTAAACCTGTTAGTAGTAGAAAGTTATCGTTAGACTCTGCTGGTAGTATATATAGATTAGGTACGTTGATTTACGAAAACAACGGTACCCTAGTAGAAGTAGATAAGATATTGCCAAATGAAGCTTTGTATATAGTTTCATCTCCATTGACGAGACCAACAGCGTCTAGACCAGCTTATGTTCAAAACTCTGAAAGTACAATAACAATATATCCTTCTAACTTAACAACAGGATATATAAGTTGTAATTATATTAGAAAGCCAAAAACTTGTAACTGGGCTTATTCAACAATAAACAATAACCAGCCGTTATACGATTCTGGAAACTCTGTAGACTTTGATTTGCACGCCTCTGAAGAAGTTACATTAGTAAATAAAATTCTTGAATTAGCTGGAATATCAATGCAAAAGCAAGATCTCCAGCAATCAGGTATGTCAAAAGATCAAAAAGAAATAACTCAGCAAAAATCATAATAAATGGGCTTACTAACAAACACTGAATCCGATTACTACAATGAATTAAACGGTGAGTCACTAGGTAACTACCAGTTTGTTTCTTTAAACGACATTATAAATCAGTTTATAATAGCTTATGTTGGTGAGGGAAAACTTATATCTAAGGTTAAAAAAACTGATGTTGCTTTTCACGCTCAAAGAGCTTTAGCAGAATTAAGCTTTGACACTTTAAAGTCTATAAAAGCACACGAAATAACAGTTGGAGGCACGCTATCTACTCCTATACCTAGAGATTATGTTAATTATGTTAAAATGTGTTGGTCAGATAACGCAGGTATAGAGCATGTTATATATCCTATGTCGAAAACTAGTAACCCTACTAAGTTTAATGGAACAGCAGAGGTACCTGGAGACTCTACTACTATGTCTAACTACAAGTTGGCATCGCCTAGCGAAAATCAAAATATCGACTATGATTATGACGATGAAATAAACGGGTTAAATCAAGGTGAGCGGTATGGTATAGATCCTCAGTACACTAATATTAACGGTAGCTTTTTTATAGATGAATTAAAAGGTAACATACATTTTAGCTCAAACTTATCTGGCTCTACTGTTATACTAAAATACATTAGTGACAGCTTGGGCACAGATGATGAAATGCAGGTTCACAAGCTTGCTGAAGAAGCTATGTACAAGCAAATAGCGTATGCTGTAATATCAACAAGAGCAAATATGCCTGAGTATGTAGTTCAAAGATTTAAAAAAGAAGCTAGAGCTACTAAGCGTCAAGCAAAATTAAGGTTATCTAACATTAAACTAGAAGAGATAACACAAGTATTACGAGGTAAGTCTAAGCATATTAAACATTAGTAAATGGCTGAGTTAAAAAGAAATTTTCTTAAAGCTAAGATGAATAAAGATCTCGACGAGAGATTAATTCCAGAAGGCGAGTATAGAGATGCTTTAAATGTAGAAATAACCACATCAGAAGGATCTAATACTGGCTCTGCTCAGACGTTGAAAGGTAACAAAAAGTGGGATGAAAACTATATAGACAAAGGGTCTACACTAAGTAATTCTACAAACGGTTTATCTGCTAAAACAGTTGGAACTTATGTGGATGAAGAGAACAACAAAATATATAACTTCGTGTGTGATTCTGGCAACCTTGATGATGAAGATGTCGATGGACTGCAGAACGTTGGTGTAAGATCAGATTTAATAGAACAAATAACTCCGCACGCTACAAATCCTAGTTTAACTGAAACTAAGATAGTTTTTCATGATGTATATGAAATAAACGTAAAACCTAGTTCTCCAAGTACAGATAACAAATCTATTGTAGCTGGAGCTGATAGAACTAGAACGCTAGAGGATGGTTTTTCTATACAACACTTACTTGGTGGTGTTAGGGTTGGCATGAAAGTGCAAGCAATACACCCAGACACTGGTGATCTTTATGGTGTTAACAACGATATATATGTAACAAGCATATCGCAAGTAGGTAACGCGGCTGATGGTAGTCCTTCTTTTGTTATAAATATAACAGAAATTAATGGTAGAAATTTAGCCATAACACAGCAAGAAATAGATCAAGATGTTGTTTTAAAATTTACCACACCTAGAATATTAAAGTTTTCTAAAGGAAGCTCTAAAGAGCAAGAGCAAAACACAGACGACTCAATATCAAACACACCTAGTAATTCTATGATAACTGGCATTAACGTGATTGATGATTTTTTATTGTGGACTGATGGTAGAAATGAGCCTAAAAAAATAAACATAAAAAGCTGCATAAAAGGTACTGTTCAAAATCAAAATAAAATAGAAAATATACCACATACTCTATTAGTGGTAAACTACAAGAATATAAATCAAAAGTGTGGTTACATAAAAGAAACTCACATAACTGTACTAAAACCAAACCCTTTAAAAGCGCCTAAAGTTGTAGCTAAAGCTAATGATGCTTCTTATACAAGCCTGTCAGTGCCTATAGTTGGTACTTATAGCTCTGGAGCGCCTTACGCGTCTTTTTCTTTCTACTATAGTGGTAGCTATATTACTAACAGTACAAACCTATACATAAAGTTTGAAGCTGATTTAATTCAACAACCTATTGTTGGTGATATATTAAAGTTTACTGGCCTAACAAGCGGCGCTGTAGCTTATTTTAATGTTGTGGCAACACCTGATTCTTTAGCAGAACAAGGGGTTGTTGGTAGCTATTATACAGTTAACTTGAGAGGTGCACTGCCGGACGGTTACACTAATAGTATACCGAACAGTGAAGCATTTGTTGTTGCATTTGATATTACCGACAATCTTTATAAGGATGACTTCTTAAGATTTGCTTATAGATATAAATACGCAGACGGCGAATACTCTTGTATATCTCCTTACTCTAACCCAGCTTTTGTTCCTGGCAATTACTCTTATAGCGCTAAGGATGGCTTTAATCTGGGCATGATAAATTACATGCAAAGAATAGAAATAGATGAATATATAGAACCTTCTATACCGGAAGATGTTGTAGAAGTAGAGCTAATATTCAAGTCTCAAAAAACTGACAACTTTTATGCTTTTAAAAGTGTTTATAGAGATTTAATAATATCAACCGTAAGCAATGACATACACGAACATTC